ATCATTTAAATAAGTTAGAACATTGTCATCGTGAGAAGGAAAGATGTTTCTAGTAATTTTATTTAATTGAGTAAAGATATATCTTTCAGAAGCACTATCTTTTCCACCTTGTAATCTAGTTCCAAATTGACCATTAGGTGTGAATAAGTTGATATTATTTGAACCAACAAAATTCTGTGCCATTCCTACAATTGCTCCGTTCAAAGACGCTTCACCATGATGATATCCTGAATGCTCAGATACATAACCGCTGAATTGCGCAACTTTAATTTCAGATGTGAGACCCTTTTTGAAAGCGGAAAACAGAATCTTACGTTGAGAAGTCTTTTGACCATCCATCAAGTTAGGAATACTTCTATCGCAATCATACTTTGAAAAGTGAATCAGTTCTCTATTGATAAATTCTTCATAAGAAACACTTGACTTAGCTGTATCAAGATAAGCATCTCTATCATATAATTTCAACCAATCTTTTCTATCTTCAGATCTTTTCTTATTAAAGACCATGTCAATAGAATCATCTGACTTTTCAGTATGTTGAAATCCAACAAACTTCTTTTTCTCAAAATATTCACGAAACTCCTTACCAGTACTGGTACCTAAACCCTTGTAATATTTGATTTTCCATCCCTTGCTATCATTTTCCTCTTTCCATTCATTATATTCTCCATCATTATAGAAATCTAGTTCAACTGAACCTTTTTTTGCCTTCAAGATAGGAGTGTTCATAAATCCAATAAAATCAGGAATATTAGCTAATGTAGGCCACTCAGATTGAAACAAATTGATGCCCAATCCCTTAATGTGACTACCATCTAAATCCTGATCTGTCATGAATAAAACCTTACCATATCTCAAATTCTTGTTAACATCTTCAATTGAATCGTATTTTTTACCAGTTTCCAAACCTAATATCTTCTTGATTTCAGCAATTTCCTTATTTTCAGAAATTCTCTTGACAGGCTCTCCTCTAACATTAAGAATCTTACCTTTCATAGGATATACACCAATTGTATTACGGTCTTCGGATGTTAAACCAGAGATAATACCTGCCTTAGCTGAATCACCTTCGCAAAAGATAATAATACAATCCTTTGATTTTTCAGTTCCAGCCCAATTAGCATCTGTTAATTTCGGAATGCCGCGAATTGATTTAGACTTAACACCATCTGTTTTTTTAGCAGCTTTATTTTCTTTTACTTCTGTTAATTGTAATGCGGCATCCATAACGCCCATTTTTGCTACCTTTTCAATAAATTTATCACTAACATCACATTTAGAACCAAATTTAGAAGAAGGAGTATTCATGTAATCTTTTGTTTGACTATCAAATGCGGGATTTTCAATGTCACATCGAATAAATAATATTAACTGCTCTTTTATAGAATTAGGATTTACTTTTACTTTTTTCTTCTTTTCAATAAATTCAACTAATTTTCTAGTTATTTGACTTAATACATATTCTACATGCTTTCCACCTTTAGACGTATGAATGCCGTTGACAAATGACACTTGTGTAAATTCGTTATTTGGTGTTAAAGCAACCGCATATTCCCATCTTCCATCAGGACCTGTATCTTCATATACTCGAGGTGTGTCACTTTTATCACCAATATACATATCAATGTATTGCTGAAAATGTTTGACAGGAATAAGATTGTCATTAAACTTTACTTTTAAGTTTTTATTTGTTACAGCAGCAATGTCATATGTTCTTTTTTTTAATAGAGAAATAAGGTCTGGTGTTAAACCATTAATGCCAAGACGCTCATAATCAGGTTTAAAGGTAATTTTAGTGTATGGTTTATTTTTACATTTAGTAATAGACGGCTTACAAATTTCATCTAAATTATTCTTAAATTCCTGTCTGTATTTAAGACCTCTAACATGATCAACTGTTTCAACTGAACCATATGTTGACCAAATTAAGACAAGTTTGAATCCAAAACCGTTTTTACCTCCAACAATTTTTTTTTCAGTTTTATCATAATTTGTAGATGTTCTTAGATGTCCAAAAATCAATTCAGGAATCCATATTTTATGTTCAGGATGTTCAGCAATGTCAATGCCATTTCCGTCATTATACATAGAAATAGTTCCGTCATTTTCAATAGTAATTTCAATATTAGTAACCGGCAATGCGTTTTCTTGACCATTGGCAATCGCTTGTTCCATTCTTACAGCATGGTCGCGAGCATTAACAGCGCCTTCATCAAAAAGTTTAAACAATCCTGGAATGTATTCAATATTTTTTTCAGTTATTTTAGAATTATCTTCATTTAATATCCATTGAACTGATTCTATTTTTTCAACAGAACCAATATACGTATCTGGATTATCCAATATGTGCTGCTTATCAGTCTTTTGCTGATATTTATTTGCGAGATTAACATCAGTAGTGCTCATTATATAGTTATTATAAGTTTGTTTTTATTTGATTATTTAAATTCAATTTTATTTTAAAATTTATAAAAATAAAAATAAAAATAAAAATAAATCTTCATATTAATATGAAGTCCAAACAATATTTTATGCCTGGAAAAAGAAGTAACACTCAAAAAATTATTAAATATATAGCAGAATATAATGTAGTAAAACCTGATTCACAAATTAAAAATTGTCTATGTATTCCAGATAATTATGATAAATTTGTACCTGGTTCCGATTCACCTTCAATGCAAATTTCACATAATATGAGAATTTCTCAATTAATAAAATTTTATAAAGGTGGAAAAACTCAATATGGCAACTCTTATTTAGGACAACCATTAAATATTAATTATTTGGGCAGAATGGAAGGAATGCCGGGAGGAAGTGGAAAGCCACCATCAAATTTTTAAATGCGTTTTGAATTTATTTTATTTAGCATTTTAATTTTTTCTCAATTATTAATATAATGTCATTCAATCAAACTGAAGGAAGTAAAGCTCAAGTGTGGCATGGAACTGCCAAACGAACCAGTGGCGGCCTTACAAAAGCTGCTCTAATGAAAAATAAACATGGACATATTGTTTCAAGAAAACAACATAAAAGAGGCAAACAAGCCATTAAAAATCTATTTAAATTAGGTTATAAACCAAAGAAGGGAACATTTAAGGCATTCCACAAGGGCCGCAAAGGTTCTAAGAGAATGAGAGGTGGTATGTCACCTTTAAGCCCTTCCGAAATCAGTGGAATTTCTGGCACTTCTGGCGTTAATTTACAATTTGTTGCTGGAAATGCTAGCTCTTAAATGTAATATATTTATTCTTTATATACTAAAAATTCTCACAAGCATTTCATCGTCGTGGCGCAGTGGGAGCGCATTGGGCCCATAACCCAAGGGACGGTTGATCGAAACAACCCGACGATATATTTTTTATAGTGTCTAAGGTTCGAATCCCATAAAAATATTTTTTTGATTTTTTTTAAATATTTTTGAATTATTTGAAGATTCTTTATATATTATTAATTCTCACAATGCTTTTGTCTGTGTGTGACCACACTTCGTTCTGCCCTAGTGGTTATAGTGGTCCAGACACAACAACCGTAGGTTTCGAATATTTGTATATCGGCATTTCAGAAATGAAATGACCTTACGACTTCGATTCCGAGCATCCTGTATGGGATGCTTACAGCAAAAAAAACAAACCAAACCAAACCAAATCATTAAGATAAGTAAATAGAAGTAACTCGCTTCTATTGGGCCGCACTTGGCTTGTGGGCGTTTCATTACTTAAAAAAGTCCTATATATAGGCGTAAAGGTAATGAAAATGTACTTCTCACAGGTTCTAGAGGGTAAGTGCGAAAGATAAAATGCGCGGAACGGGGTATTTATCGGGTAAGGACGCAATTGAAGTTTGCGACGGATGTGTGCGAAGGTGGGGCACAATATCATTTTGTTAAATATTTTTTACAAATTTAAAATTATAACAATACAATAATTGTATATTGATATAATTTAATAAAATTATTTCCTTCTTGATTTTTTATTTTTACGACTCCTTTTTTTAAATGTATATTTTCTAGATTTATTTTTACCATATTTTCTAGATTTAAATTTACCACCTCTAGTAGCTGGGTCACTCCACGTTGCTTCTCCTGTATCATGGTTGTACCAGTAATTTGCGTCTGCTTCATTATCTCGGTATTTTTTCCACCCTTTTGGTGAATTACATTCAACCTGTTTAAAACTGTTAAACATACCTTTTTCATAATCTACACAAGAAAGTGTTAAACATTCAGAATCACGTTCTTCTGTTCTATTACATCTAAGTGTACCACCTTTCATATATAATATATAAATATAATTATTAATTTATTATTAATTTATTATTATGTTGCGTATAATAATCCAGCATTTCCTCCAATAAAAGTAACCATATTAACGCGCTCTTCAATTAAATACATATTATAATTGTAATCATATATGCGCCAAGTTGGTTTGTTAATGCCCACAATATCTCCTGTTACTGGGTCACAAATTGTTAAAACTTGAGCATAAGGGTCAACTGGGGGTGAAATTGTAGTAAACTCAAATTGAATATTACTAAATCTACTCATATTCATAGCACCAGATGGTTGCGTTGTAAATGGATTTGTATCTAAACAAAAATTATAACAATATAGTCCTGGAGGCGCATAACCTGATGTTCTAACATATTTTTCAATAAAGTTATAGACACCGGCTGGCAATAGATTCTCTCTATATTGACCATCCATTAATATTCCAAGAGCAACTAATATTGATTTTATATTTTGCGGATTATATACTCCACTAATATATAGACCACTTAAGGTGCCATATGGATTTAAACCTGGACCTAGCGTTGGCGGTGTTGGTGGAGGAGGAGTAGGATTCGGATTTTCAACGTCTCCTGATGTTGGCGCCGGTATAACATCCTGCGGCATATAATTGTAAGGCCAATTTGTATAATTTGACCATTGATTTCGCAAATTAGCATCGCTCCTTTGAAAATAAAACATCCAACTAATAACCATACCCAAAGAATCTATGTCAATCTTGTTTTGACCTGTAACATTATAGTAAGGTTTTTCATAAACTTGCTTTATTAAATATTTTTGCTCATTTTTAGCAAATATTTCCGATTCATCATTGGAGAGAAAACAATAAGTACAATTTAAATTTATATCTGCGTTCCAATTTGTTCTAGTATCTACATAAGATGTTGGACCCAATTCTTCATCTGGAGGTGTTTGTAAAAATCTATAAAATTGCATATAAAATTGATTAAAATTTGGAGCTATTGCTGGAAAATTATTTGTATAATCCATTACATCACGAATTGTAAACCACTCATTAATCGGTCTAAATGATACACTAATTTGAAGCTCGTTATATTGAAGAGCTATTAATGGAAAAGCTTGTGTCGTAACCAAATTGAACCAAGCACCTAAAGGAATATATAATGTTCTTCCTGTGATAGATGGTTGCGCACCAGCAGGGCTAGCAGTATAATAAGCATTTGGGTATGCGTTTACACGTGCGCCATAATTTCCAGGATCATTTAATTCGGGAGTATTTCCAATCATCTCGCTAAATAGTACTACTTTTGTTCCAGGAAAATCTCTCTGTGTAGAGGCTAAAATGTATTGTCCTGAAAATTCTTGTAGTTTTTGATTGCCACAAGTTATTGTTATTTTGCTGATGATTTGGGCACCCAAGTTTTCTATCCATTTAAATTCATATGGCGCCCAGTCTGTATATCCTTTCGAACCGTCGGGATTTGTATACTCTTGTGGCGGCATAATTGGCGACCAAATATTCGGCATATTGATTGAAATGTAGCAGTCCATAAGCAAATCAGCATACCTTTTTACAGTAAAGTTAAATGTTGATTCTGTTGTTAAACTTAATGATGGAGAACCTGTGTAATCTAATCTAAAATTTTGTTTTCCATAATTAGTAAATTTTTTATAAGTTGCTTTCCAAAAAGTCTTACTAGGGTTACCATTTAAAATTACATTTTGTTGTCCTGTTGAAACAAGTTGCATTAATCCTCCTGCCATAATTAGTATATATTATCATTATTTTTTAATTCTTAATTTCATCATAATATAAAATATTATTCCCTTAAATTAAAAATAAAAACTATCAATATATTAGATTAGATTAATGTCAACAACAACAACAGATTATTTAAGCAAAATTCAAAATTTAGACGAAGAATTTCAGAGTTATATGATTATAACATTCATATGTATAATTTTGATAATATTTATTGGTTATATGATTTATTTAAGTAGATTAGAAAAATCAGCAGTCAGTTATATGAACACTTTGTATCCATCTGTAGATGGATATATTAAACCATTATCTTCAAATGACCCGGATTGTAAAGGCAATTTGTTTGATTATTATATCAAAACTGCTTATAACGCTTGTAGTGGCGGTTCTTATAAAAATGATTTTGTCAACGTAAATATTTTAAAATCTTTAATCAAACAAGGCGTTAGATGTTTAGATTTTGAAATTTATTCAATAAATGACAAACCTGTTGTAGCCTCTAGCACATCAAATAATTATTATATTAAGGAAACTTTTAATTCAGTTGGCTTTGAAAGTGTAATGGATGTAATAAAAAACTATGCTTTTTCAGGTAGCAGTTGCCCTAATTCAACCGACCCACTAATTATTCATTTAAGAATTAAAAGTAACAATAAAAAAATGTATAGCAATCTAGCAAATATATTTAAATCTTATTCTAATATTATGCTTGGTAAAGATTATAGTTTTGAAAATTCAGGAAAAAATTTAGGAAACGTTCCTCTATTAACATTTCAAAATAAAGTAATTCTAATAGTAGACAGAATTAATAACTCTTTTTTACAAAATGAAGAATTTTTGGAATATGTAAACTTAACAAGCAATTCGATTTTTATGAGAGGTTACGATTATTACAATGTTAAAAATAATCCCGATACACAAGAGCTAACACAATATAACAAAACTGGAATGACAATTGTATTGCCTGATACAGGTGTAAATCCATCAAACCCTAGCGCCATTTTATGCCGCACATACGGCTGTCAAATGGTTGCTATGCGTTATCAGTTAGTAGACAATTTTTTAATGGAAAACACTGGATTTTTTGATCAGGGTGGTTACGCATTTTGTTTAAAACCTGCCAATTTAAGATATCAAGCAGTAACAATACAAACACCAACGCCACAAAACCCATCGCTTTCTTATGCTACACGTTCTGTTTCAACAGATTATTATAGTTTTAAATCATAATAAGCAATATTTTTTATAACATTTGAATTATTTATAATGCCTACATCAATTATTTTTAAAATATTGGTTATTTAAAATGTAATTTATATTTAATTTTTGTAAATAAATATAAATTATTTGTTATTATTTAAAATTATTATATTATTATATTATTATATTTATTATATAATAATGAAACATTTACAAACAAAAAAGAATAAAAAAAAAAGTTTGAAAACAAAAAAAACAAAAAAAAATAAACTTAAATTTAAAATGAAAGGAGGTAATCTTACCAACTTAATTAATAACGCTTCACCAGTTTTATCTGATTATAGAAGTTTTTTACAGACAACTCTACTCAACCGCAAAGTTGGAAGCAAAAAAAACGGAACGTATAAAGAAATCTGTAGTAGAAATAGTAATTTTATTTTATTAATAGATTGTGTAGATAATATGTATCTAGAACTTGAAAATTTAGTGACAATATTCCCCCCTAATGTAGTACCAAACTCTTTTAGTGGTCCTTATTACGATTCTCTTATTGTTAAATTGTATGTGTCTATAAATAATTATGATGAAACATTGAAAATAATAATTAATTTACTCCAACAAAACCCCCGACGTTCTATATGTTTTAATAGTGATTTTATTAAAAAATTGCTTGAAATATCATCACAAATCAAGATAAAAATTTTTGATTTTACAAATTTTATGGAAGAAGAAAGAAAAAGAGAAAAAACACAAAACGTCCCGATTAATACTTTTTTAACAAAGAAAACAATATCTAGTAGCACTTCCGCACCCAAAGGTTTTGGTAGTAAAAATACTTCTTCTTCTTCTCCTTCTTCTTCTTCTTCTTCTTCTTCTCCTTCTTCTTCTTCTTCTTCTTCTACTAAACCTGCTACTTCTACTACTAACACTTCTACTACTACTATTACCACTCCTGCTACTCCTCCTCCTACTAGTGCTCCTCCTCCTCTTACTACTCCTCCTCCTCCTCTTACTACTCCTCCTCCTCCTCTTACTACTCCTCCTCCTCCTGCTAAACCTTCAGAAAGGGACATTTCAGAAATTGTGAAAGATATATTTC